AGAACCTTCCCGCATACTCAAATCGACAAGACCAAGAACACCGAGACCGAGTTCCGGACGACCAAACGCGGTTACCGCCTGGCCACCTCCGTCGGCGGCACGCTGACCGGCCGCGGCGGCGACCTCATCATCATCGATGACCCCATCAAGCCTCAGGATGCGCAATCGGAGGCGATCCGGAAGAAGGCCACTCAGTGGTATGAAAACACTCTCCTGTCGCGTCTCGACGACAAGGTCCACGGCGCCATTGTGTTGGTGATGCAACGCCTTCACCTGGAGGATCTGGCTGGTCACCTTCTTGAGAAGGGAGGGTACCAACACCTCTGCCTTCCTGCGATCGCCGAAAAGCGGGAAGCAATCGCGCTCGGGAACGGTCGCACCCATGTTCGGGAGATCGATGACGTCCTCGATCCCTCCCGCGAACCTCTTTCGGCGCTCACCAAGCTGCGCGCCGATATGACGCCACTTGGCTTCAGCGCGCAGTACCAGCAGCGGCCGGTCCCGCTCGAAGGCAATATCATCAAGCGGGAGTGGTTGCGCTACTTCAAGGGCAACCTTCCGCGGCAAAACGGCAACTACTTCGTCATCAGCTGGGACACCGCCATGAAATCGTCGGAGCTCGCCGACTACTCGGTCGGAACCGTGTGGCAGGTTCAGGAACGTGGCCGGAAGAAGAATGTGGTCGATCTCGTGCGCGGCCGGTTCGAGTATCCCGAGCTGGTGACGGCTGCCGTAGCCCTGTGGAAAAAGTGGAAGCTGGAGGGCCACTCGACCCATCTGGTCATCGAGGACAAGGGCTCGGGATCAAGCCTGATCGGTCATGAGGTTTACAGCGCAGGCCGCGCAGTTCCATGCCGGCGCCGTCCATCTCCGGGAAGATTCGCCTTGGGTCGGTGACCTCGTCGCCGAGCTGCTGGGATTTCCTGGCCTGCGCCACGATGACCAGGTCGACTCCGTTTCACAGGCGCTCGCATGCATCGACTGGGTCGAGTCTCGTCGAGTGACAGCAACGGACGGGCGTCCGTTGTGAATTTTCCAAGACAAACACGATGGCCGGTCAAACCGGCCGCGTAGGCAAGACTGCCCGAGTCAATGTTGGTCATGGTGCTGAAATGACTGGCTTTTCCTGACGAATGGAGCGGACTGTAACTGTTGATCGGGCCTTGTGCCCGAACGCAATCCCGCCCGCCGGCTTCATCGCCAATGCGGGGCTTCGGTGGTGGCGGCCGCAGCCGCCGGCCAAACCGAATCGCAGCGCGACGACCGCGCCCTCGGAGCGCCTGCCGCATCGCGGGGGGGACGCCAGCGGACGCTGCCCGCCTCCACTTCTGGAGATTGGCGGCGGCGCGCGCTTTGCTCAAAAAATTCAGGCGAGCCCCAGCATCTGATGCTGGCGCGACCATGCGACGGGGGCTTCGAACAGGCGGGAGACGCCAATCCCGTGCGGCAGTCGGCCTTCGACGGCGGCGTTGATGAGGCTCGGTGCCAGGAAGGCCAGCGAGATCGTCATGTTGACATGGCGCTTGCTGCAAGCCTCCCGTGCCGCGATGCCGTCGATTGTCACGGTGTCGGCCTCGATCTCGGACAACCACTGCCGTGCGCGCGCAATGGCGGTGACGAGCTTCGTCCGGGTGTCGGAGCGGATCGGAGGGACCTGTGTTCGCGACGGGCCTTCGGGAGCAATGACGTCGCGATGGCGTCGATAGGGGGGCTTGCTCCACGGCACGGTGAGGACGAGGGGGTTGCCCTGTTCGTCCTCTGAGGCGTTTTCTTCGTTCATCAGCGAGATGGCGATCTCGGTCCGCCTCACCTCGATCTGCCGAACGTAGGTGGTGACCAGCTCGGTGGTGTCGATGGGCGCATCGTGTCCGATGTGCCGGCGGACCGCATCGAGAACAACGGCTTCGATCTTGGCCGCGGGCACGCGGGCCACGGCCCCGGCGGACTGTGGCTGTGCCTGGATCAGGGCGGAGGACACATAGTAGCCGTACCGCGCGCCGCCCTTGCGGCTGTGGCTCGGGCTCATGCGATTGCCGCGGTCATCGAAGATGCGGCCCGTCAAAGGAGCCTCCCGGCCGGCCCGGGCCACGCGATAGCCATTGTGTTGCTCTGCAAGTTTCAGCTGAACGGCCTCGAACAGGTCACGATCGAGGATCGGTGGATGCTCTGCGGGACAGATCTGGCCTGCGAAAACGACCTCGCCGATGTAGAACCGGTTGCGCAGGAGATAGGCGAGCGGGCCTCTGGTGAAGGGGATGCCGCCGACGGTCCGGCCATCCGAGAGATGGCGAACTTTGGTGACGATCCCGCGCTCCCGAAGGTCGGCCAGCAGGAGCCCGATACTGCCGAGGTCGAGGTAGCGCCGAAAGATCGTGCGGACCCGCGCTGCCTCTTCCTCTTCGATGAAGAGTTTCTTGCCGCGGCTCACATAGCCCAGCGGCACCATGCCACCCACCCACAATCCTTTGCGCTTGGAGGCACCGATCTTGTCGCGGATGCGCTCGCTGGTGACCTCGCGCTCGAACTGGGCAAACGACAGCAGCACGTTGAGGGTGAGCCGGCCCATGGACGTCGTCGTGTTGAACTGCTGGGTCACGGACACGAAGGAGACGCCATGGGCGTCGAACAGCTCGACCAGCTTGGCGAAGTCCGCGAGCGAGCGGGTCAGCCGGTCGACCTTGTAGACCACGACAATATCGATCCTGCGGTCCCGGATGTCTGCCAGCAGCCGCTGCAGGGCGGGGCGCTCGGTCGAACCGCCGGAATAGCCGCCATCATCGTACCGGGTGCGGATCAGGGTCCAGCCGTCATGGGCCTGGCTGCGGATGTAGGCCTCCGCCGCCTCGTGCTGGGCGTCGAGGGAGTTAAACTCCTGGTCGAGCCCGTATTCGGTCGAGACCCGGGTGTAGACCGCGCAGCGGGCCCGCTTGGCCGGTTTGGTCGTCATGCCCGTTTCTCCCTGCGCAGGCCGAAGAAGCGAGGGCCGGACCAGCGGGTGCCGGTCATGGCAAAGGCGATCTGCGTCAGGCTGCGATAGGTGGTGCCGTTCCAGGCAAAGCCCTGGTCCAGGACCATGACGCGCTGGAACTTGCCGTCCCACTCCCGCACCAGGACCGTTCCGGGCTGGAGGCCGTGACGGCGGGGATGGTCACCCCCCTCCGGGAGTTCGTCGCCATTGCGTGTTCCCGCGGCGACCCGGTCGAGCAAGCGCTGGGTGTCCCGGTCGAGATCGCCCAGCCGTTCGGCCTGCAGGCGATAGGCGATCATGCGGTAGAGCAGATGGCGAGGCAGGTGATCGGGCGCCTTGCGGCGGAACACCGAATGCCATCGTGCCCGCAGGCCGGAGAGGTCGAGATCGCGCAGATGCGCGATCTCGTCCTCCAGTTCGCTCACTGATGCAGTCATGACGATCACGCCGCGCGCCGGGTCGACTTCGTCTTGACCGGCTGCCGGGCTTTGGGCGAGACGATCCGGTAGGCGCGTTCGTCCCCGATCTTCTCCGACACCAGTGTCAGCCCCAGCTTCTTGCGCACCACGCCTGCGAAGAAGCCGCGCACGGAGTGCTGCTGCCATCCCGTCACTCTCATGATGGCCGTGATCGTCGCCCCCTGGGAGCGACTCAACATTGCGATCACTTTGGCCTGTTTGGAATTGGCACGAGATCGCGGACCTTCGTCTTTTCCGCTCCTCCGTGGGCTGGTGGGTGCCGCGGGCCGACGCCGGTTTGCCGACGGAGCGGGCGGCTTCTTGGCCGGCTCATCGGCCGCTTCCGCGATCGCCTTGTCCTCGACCCCGATGGCCTGAAGGCCCTTCCTGGTGATGCGCAGGGAACGAGGACCATCGTCATCGCGGCGCCACACAGAGAGCGAGCCACGCGATTGGATCTGCTCGACGAGACCCTCGGCCAGAAGCTTGGCGGCCACCTTGCCGGCTGCGCCGCCTGTCAAATTCGACGGCCGTTCAAGCGCCCGGTCGTCGCGCTGCGATGCCGCCGACAGCAGCACCAGTTGGGTATCGGTCAGTTTCATGGAATCCTCCATTCGGTTGCGACGGCGATTGGCGCCGCCACCACCGAAGCCCCGCAATGGCCAGGAGGCCGGCGGGGCAGGATTCCGAAGGGCTATTCGCGCCCCGGAACGGTGACAGTAGCGCTCCGTTCGCGCCGCAAAGCCAGTTCTTTCCGGATCATCTTGTTGCTGGTTTCAGGAGGAACGGATCATGGTCCGATCCACATCGAAGCCTGATGCAGGCATCGCCTCGGACGCCCCGCTGCTGCGTCCATAATCGGTTGGTTGTCAGTTCGAGTCCTGCCAGCCCCACCACGCAGTCC